ACAAAATGCTTGTGCACAGGGTGCAAGTCTTTATGTGTCAAGCCCTAAACTTGCACAAGACTTAGGGATCATCAAAACTTATAAAGTAATTGATCAAATGCTAGAAACAACAGATGCTCAGGCTGCTGCAATCAGTCCATTTGAGGCAGGGGAGCCAGCAGATCAATACTTTGATACTCACAGAATTAATCAATATCAATTACAAACTGAAGTGGCAGGATTAACTAATAAAGAAACATATATTCTTACTGATTTTATTAATTATGTTCCATCAAATATTAATGAACCTCAGCAATACCATGCAAAATATGCATACAGACAACTTGGATTAAAGGAAGGAAATCAATTCTTTATTCCTTCATTATCATTGCTAAAAATAGCAGAAAATGAAAAGTTGCCAGGTTTTGCTGCAAATCGTAAGGGAACTAATCAATTGCCAGTTGTTGAGCCTAATCAAATAAATGCTGGAACGATTGTTACAAAATTGCAAAATACTTATTATCAGAATGGTCAGATTGTTAACAATCCTAGTGATGATGATGCAACTACAATTATTGTTCATAATGGACAAGTTCTTAATGGTCAACCAATCACTGGCAAAATATTTGTAAACTTTATTGAAGATGGTTACACAATGAGCCGTAGAGAATACAATAAGGCTAGAATACAGATAGTTCCACAAAATGATACAAATGAAACTACTGCAACTCGTGCATGGCAATACTCAACAACTCGTTTAAATAGATTGCCACAACGAATTAATATTCGTGAATTAACTGAATATGGACAAACAACACCAACAAATGGTGGTGGTGGACCACTTATTCAGGCACCAACCAACTCTTCAAATGGTATTATTAGATCATTGACTGATGCTGGCAATGTAGATTATCAATCAGATCTATATCCAACTGAAGTAGAAGAAATATACCAAACACAGGAGATTCCAGTGCTTAGCATGACTTATCTAGGTCTGCAATGGCTGGCGGAATAGGAAAGGAGAAAAAATGTTTACTACTACAACAGAAGTAAAGACAATTACAGGCAAGATAGTTAAGTCTGACTTAATTCAAAGAGCACAATACGCTATTGAAGCATATGTTGGTAAGTTTGAGGCTGATATAACAGATACTACAGACTTACAAATACTAAAAAGAGCAACTGCTTATCAGTCTGCCTATATGCTTAACAATGAGGATATTGTCTTTGAGCAAATGGCAGTATCAACTACTGGTCAAAATGATGCATACACAACATTTAAAAATGGGGACACCACTTCTCCTTTCATTGCGCCAATGGCTGTAATGATGTGCAGCAGATTATCGTTTATGCGTTCTCGTTCAGTTTATACTGGCAAAATTGTTTCATCAGTTGCATATCCAGATTGGACAACTATTTAATGAAACCATTAGCATACATAAGACATAAATACTCTGGTGATTTTTATAAATATGTCAGAGAGACAGTTGGTGATACATCAACGCTGAAATATTATTTTGTTGGTAATGTTGCATTAACCGCAGGTATTGACAAAACAGGAAGAATGACTATAAGAACAGATCAGCCAGTAGCAGTTGGTTCTCTTATTGCAAACATAAAAGATTCAGACGGCAATCTTATTCTTGATGATACTATTTGGCAAATCAGTAATCTTGAACCAGTGCTTAATGCTTTTAATAGTGTTGAAAGTTATAGATTAAGGGCTGTTAAGTTTCAAGGAACTATTTAATGGGTTTGTTTGATTTATTAAACATTATGCAAGATGTTGCTAATCTTGATGAAATCATTGAAGAAGGCTTACAAGAAGCACTTGGAACAATGGAAAGTATGGTTGCAAATGAAGGTCAGGCATCTGTATTTGAAAGTTATGTGGCACCAGAATTTGAATCAGCAGCATCTACGCCTCCAACGGAAGGCTGGCCATCAGTAGATATCGGCGCATATATGGATTTTATGGGCGAGATTGTTGAGGCTGGGAATCAAATAATGGAATTTACCTATAATTATGCCATGGAAGTATTAATGCAAATGGAAGAATATGATGAGGGTGAAATTAGTGAAGAAACTGGCGAATTTTTAGATTTATAGTTTGACAGGGTGCCTAATATCTGGTATGATTAATACTATCAAGCACCTCCGTGATTGATACAGGGCCTTACAGTCGTTAAATCTCTTTCTTCTGTAGGGCCCTAACCCTTTCTATTTGACAATCCTACGGATAAGTGTTATACTTATAAGACATAGAAAGAGGTCTATATGGATTTAAATGTCATGGTTGCTATAAGAGACGATAGGACATTACCAACAGGTTATCATAAAGCAGTTCTTTATGCCCTTGCGAGCAGGGGAGTTCAGGCATACCCAAATCAGTCCCAGTTAATGAATGACAGTGGTATTGGTAGTCGTAACACCCTTATTAAAATACTGCAGGAGTTGGAAGGTTTGGGCTGGCTTAAAATAATCAAGAAAAAGCACAAGAACAACCAGTTCAAGAATAGTCGCTATAGTGTCCAGGTACCAGATATGACTAATCCATGTATCACATCTGACGAAGTAATAGTCAAATCCGATACACTAAAGGTAAATAAAGATAAAGTAAAGGTAAACATATTGACTAATCAAAACAAATCAAGAGAAGGATGGAAACATTCCAACCTCTCTGATGCCATGTTGCCCGTTTCGGGCATATATAAGAAAGGGAATGAATAATGAATAAAGAATATGAGATTGTATATTGTAAAGACTGTAATGAAATAAAGTTAACAGATAGTGACTGGAATTGCCTGGGATGTAATAATCCCGCAGAAGTCATAGGTTTTACACATGAAGTAATTCAAAGCATATTAGAGGTAGAAAAAGAAGGAGAAAATAATGGGTAAAGCAACAGGTTCAAAGATACCAAGATTATGTCCATGTGGAAGAAACGCTAGAAATGTTGGTTTAGGTCCAGATGGCTTAAATAGATATGGTGTTTTGTGTAAGTCATGTCACAGACATAATATTAGTGATAAAAAGAACTATTGTGAACAATGTGGTTTTATAGCACAGGTTCCTCAACAGATTCACGTAGATCATAAAGATGGTAATAAAAGAAATAACGATAGAAACAATCTATGGTCTTTGTGTGCAAATTGCCATGCATTCAAAACACAGACTAATGAAGATTGGAAGAATCAGTATGTATAGATGTCCAAGATGTAAAGAATCAAAGCCACAGTCTGAGTTTCACAGATCTTCAACGGTAAAGAGAGGTTTCCAGTACTACTGTAAGCCTTGCCAAAATACAATGAGCGAAGAAAGAAGACAGTCAAGAATTGAGAATGGTCCAACAATTGTTCGTGATTCTAAGATTTGTGCTAAATGCAATACTAAGAAGCCAATATCTCAATTTGGTATTTATAGGAGTGCTGCTGATGGTCATGTAAGTTACTGCAAGCCTTGCTGGTTAATCATTACCAAGAAAGCACAAGCAAAACAGCGAGGATTGTGATACAATTGTATTACCTGTTTCCTTTAACAGCAACAGGTCTACTCACAACTTAGGGTCAGAGAGTTTTTGCTCCCAGTTTCTTCTCTCTGACCTTATTTCAATGATACAATTGCAATGATGTACAAACTAGGTGAAATTCGGACGGAATAAGGAAGATATGACACTATTCCCATATGCAGGAGAAGTAGAGTATAGAGAAGGCAATCTTAAGTTTGTCCTTACATTCTTTGATAGTCAGAATACGACTGAAATGACATTAGATATAGGTTTAGATGAGAATCTGATAAGCATGATTGAAGGTTTATTAGAGAAGATGGATGATATTTGATATGATGGTTTTATATAGGTGGGAATCCTACCAGATAAGCGCCGTAATGTCAAATATCCAAACCTTTTTAGGAGGATATTATGGGATACAGAACATTTACTGAAGAACAGATAACAGAATTTATAGAGACAGCAAAAGAAATGGGTATTGGTCCAACACTCAGATATCTACAATATCCAAAGTCTTATCATACTGCAAAGAAGTGGTTTGTAGAGCGCAATATCGATATGCCGACAATTGACACCCTGGCCAAAATGGCGGGGGATCTAAGAGTATTCTATTCTGATAAAGAAAAACTAATAGCAGCACAAGCAGTATTAGATAGATGTGTAGAAGCACTAATGCAAGATGCTCTTGATAGCGATGGTTTAAATAAGTTGGCCAATGCTGTCCATAAAGCAATACAAACAATAAACCTTATAGAAGGTAAGTCTACTGTTATCAATGAGAATAGACAAAAGGATGGACAAGACTTGGCCATTATAGATCTATTGAATGAAGCAAAGGCTCGTAATGAGGCTATGAAAAACAAAGGTTTGGAAATAAAAGGTTTGGAATCTATTGACAAATGAGGTTTGGCATGGTAGGGGTACCCGTTAGGAAAAAGTTTTTCTTTATGTTTTTTTCGCTGTCTGAGAAAAATATTTCCCATACTTTCAAATATGAGGTAGTGTTATAATGTCACCAGAAGTCATATCAGCAATAGGCGTAATAGTTTTAGGCATAACAGGAGGCTTCTTTGGAATGATCAAATATATGATTAAGGCACTTTCAGAACTAAAGCCTAATGGAGGCTCTTCCTTAAAAGATCAAGTAAATAGACTTGAGAAAAGAGTAGACGATATCTATCATTTGTTGGCTGAGAGGAATTAATGTTAGCAACTGATATTTTAGACGGTATTCCACTACAACTCCTATCCTTTTCTGAAGGGCGTAGAGAGTTAACTAAGTATGATCCATTGCTATTTGCTTTGACATATTTGCCTCATCACCTTATGAACGCTCATGGAGAGATAACTCTTTCTGAGTTTCATACTGATTTAGCAGAGTATGGGAAATCTTGGATTCATAAGCCACAAAACCCTAAAGAAAACCGTGATGCTTTCATTGCTCCAAGAGAATGTGGCAAATCTACTTGGATTTTCCTAATTCTGCCTATGTGGGCTGCTGCTCATGGACATGTTAAGTTTATTGCCGCTTTCTCAGATGCTGCATCCCAGGCCGAAACTCACCTTATGACATTTAAAAACGAATTGGAGTCAAATGAATACCTTATTGAAGATTATCCAGACCTCTGCAAGCCTAAAATTGTTTCTTCTTCAGGTCGTGCCATGGCATCTAATTCTTGGCGTATTATTCAGAGCAACGATTTTATCTTTGACGCTAATGGTATTGACACTAACTCTCTAGGAAAGAAGGTCTTTGGGCAGCGTCCAGACCTAATAATTCTTGATGATATTGAAAAAGGCGAAAAGAACTACTCTGAATACCAGGCAGGGCAGCAGAAAAACACTGTGTTTGACGATATCGCTCCTATGAATATCTATGCTCGTATGATTTTTGTAGGAACCACCACTATGCCTAACTCAGTTATGGATCAATTCAGAAAATATGGCGAAGGCTACGATGATCCTGAATTAAACTGGATTAAAGATCAGAATGTAGATGTCCACTATTATCCAGCGATTATGCCTAACGATGATGGCTCAGAAAGATCTGTATGGCCAGAGAAATGGCCTTTGGAGTGGCTTGAGTCACAGCGTCACTTAAGAGACTTTGCTAAAAACTATATGAATCGTCCAATTAATACTGATGGAACATTCTGGACTAACGAAGATATTGTTATTGAAGAATTAGAAGATTACGGCAACACAATTATTTCAATCGACCCAGCCGTAACAAAAAATAAAATCTCTGACTATACGGGTATATCTGTATTGTCTAGAGGCGTAGATAGTTTAGGCAAACCTAATATCTATATACGCCATGCTGAACAAGTCAAAATGTCTCCATCAGAGATAGCAGATAGAGTTGCTTATCTTGTAGATAGATTTGATGTTGGTGTACTTTATGTTGAAGTAAACCAAGGTGGCGATCTTTGGAAAGATGTTTTCAAAGCCGTACCCGCAAAATATAGATCCAAATCACAAAGTCTTTCAAAGCAGATTCGTGCTGGCAAGGCTTTAAATTTCTACCAACAAGGAAAAGTGCGACACACTGCACACTTTCCAGTATTGGAAGAACAGATGTGGTCCTTTCCAAAAGTATCGCATGAGGATGTACTTGATTCCGTTGTTTCTGGCATCTTGTATTTCTTAGATAACAAAGCAGTAAAACTAGAAACAAAACAAATAAATTATTTGAGGAGACAAAATGTCTGATATAAAAAAGGCTATTGATACAATAGTAGATAGAAGAAATACGTATTTAGTTGCTGAGGAATACTATGAAGGTACCAATTTAGAGGTTTTCTCTGATAATCGTTGGCTACAAGTATTAGGAAGCGTAAGAAATAACTTTAGATTTAACTTTGCTAGAACTGTAGTAGATTCAGTTCTTAATCGTTTAGAAATTGCTAACATAACAGCAAACACAGAAGATGCAAACCAAAAGATTAAAGATATCTGGGAAATGAATGATTTGCAGATTGATGCAGATGAAATTCACCGTCGTGCATTAGTTTATGGCGATTGCTACGCAATTGTTTGGACAGATATTAACGGAAACACAACTGTAGATTACAACTCACCACTTACAACTGTTATGGTTTATGATGATGAGAACCCAAGAATCAAGCGATTTGCTGCAAAATTGTGGCAATCAGAAGATCCACTAGATCACACAAAGAAAACATCACATTTAAACATGTACTACGCAGATCGCATTGAAAAGTACATGATGTCAGGAGAAGTTATTAATATTGTTTCTGAAAGCGGATTCTTGCCAGTTTCTGTGGTAGAAAATCCTTGGGGAGAGGTTCCAGTATTCCATTTCCGTACATCTAAGCAATATGGTCGTCCAGAGCACACAGATGCTTACGGTCCACAAGATGCAATTAACAAATTGATGACTACACATATGATTACTGTTGATTATCAAGGAGCACCACAGCGTTATGCTCTTGGTGGTTCAGGAAATTCTTCTGAGTTTGAAGACTTTAATGAAACAGGAACAGAAGCAGAAAACATTGGTCGCCTAAAGAATGGTCCAGGAGAACTTTGGTATCTAAAGGGCGTTGATAAAGTTGGAGAGTTTGCTCCTGCTGATCACAAAGTATTTACAGAACCAGTTAAAGACTTTGTTCGTGCGATGGCTTCAATTACAAACACACCTTTGCATTATTTTGAGAAGACTGGAAGCATTCCTTCTGGAGAATCTCTTAGAACTGCAGAATCACCACTTATCGCAAAGGTAAAAGATCGTCAAATTACTTTTGGTTCAACTTGGGCTGACATGTTTAGATTTGTTCTAAAGATGGAAAACTCTATAGAGCCAAATGTTCAGGTTAGATGGAAAGATATTGAAAGCATTGACAGTTTAGATGCTTGGGAGGTTGCTGTAAAGAAGCGAGTGGTTGGCGTATCTCTTGAGCAGGTTCTTATTGAAATGGGTTATGATTTAGAAGTTGCAAGAGAAATAGCAGCAACAGAAGAGTCATTAACTAGTTTAACTCAAAACACAAACACAAATAATGTAATGATGGAAGCCACAGGAGGCCAAATTGGAAACGAATAACACAGAAGAAACAACAACAACTGAAGAAACAACACTAAATGATCCAAAGGCAGTACTTGCTGCTCTTGATCGTGCAAAGTCTGATGCTAAAAAGTTCAGAGAAGAGAAAGAAAAACTTGAAATTGACTTAAATAGCACCAATCAAAAAATAGCAGAGTTTAGTGGCAAACTTCTTCATGAAAAGGTTTTGCAAAAGATGTCTGCTGAAGGAGTTAAAGAGCCACGAAGACTTCTTAAGTTTATGGACTTGACCAAGTTTGAATTTGATGACAATTTTGATGTTATTGGGTTTGAAGACCAGTTCAAACAACTTCAGGAAGATCTTCCAGAAATCTTTGATGCCAAACTCCGTGTTGGTGGGCAAGCAGATACTGCTATAAAAGCAAATGTGAGCACTCAATATAGTGCAACACAATTGCAGGCTGCTAAAATTCTTGGAAAGTTATAGCAATAAAATGCTATAATATATCTATTGGGATGAGTGGACGCTTGCCCTATAATAGATATGAATTAGACGATTCAAATTACAATTTAATAAAACTATATATCCATAGGAGGATAAAATGCCAATTTCAAGAACAGATTTGACAGAGGCAAACGGCTACATTCTAGAAGAGCAGGGGTCCACAGTAATCCAGGACCTAATTGCAAATTCTGCTGTAGAGCGTTTTGCTCGTCGTGAAGCAATGGCTTCACGCACAAAGTCAGTACCTCGTTTTGTTGGAGATGCACCAACAGTAGTCGCAGAAGGCGATGAAATTCCTGCATCAAGCCCAACACTTGACGAAATCGTATTGACAGCAAGAAAGTATGCACAACTTATGCACATCTCAGAAGAAGATGTAAATGATTCACTAGTAGATACACTTTCAGTGTACAAGCGTGAGTGGGCATCTAAGTGGGCACGAAAGTATGACAATGCTTGCCTTGGCGTAACAGCAGCAGGCGATGGAGACGACGGTCAGCCGTTCACATCTCTATATCGTGCAGTATCACCAGGTGCTGCAGGAACAAACCTAATTCAAACAGGCGGAGCAATGACTTATGCACAACTTAACAATGCACTAGGTATTGCTGAAGATTCAAGCAAGTTTGATGCAGCCAACACAGTATGGATGGCTCACCCAAAGATGCTTAAGGAAATTCGTGGAATGATCAAGGGCAACAATGACCTAGTTCTTCCAGATCCACTAGCAGGAACTCCAGGATCTCTATTTGGATATCCATTGGTAATCTCATACGGTGCAGCAACTTCTGCTGCAGCATCTGCTTCACCAGCAGGAAACCCATTGCTCATCGTCGGTAACCGTCAGATGCTTATCAATGGTGTTCGTGGTGGAGTAGAATCAGTAGTTTCTCGTGATGCAGAATTCGCTCGTGATGGTGTAGTCTTGAAGACTCGCATCCGTCGTGGATTCGCAGTTGCAGATGCAGACGCATTCGCAATCGTTGAGAAGACAGGAGCGTAATCCATATGCCATCAAAACTATACGGACAGTTCCTATCACAGGCTCTTAACAAAGAGATTGACTGGGATACAGACACTATTAAGGTGGCTCTTCTCACAAACGCCTACACACCAGACCAGGATGCACACAATTATCTAGACGATGTTGTTGCAAACGAAGTAACTGGCACTGGTTACACAGCAGGTGGAAACACTCTTGCTAACAAGACCAATTCATATAACTCAGCAACAAATGTAATTACACTTGACGCTGATGACACAACTTGGTCTTCATCAACAATTACTGCTCGTTATG